TCTTTGAGATTGCCCAAGCTGCATTTGAGGATGCAAACTACCACACCTTTAATGAGGTATTCACTGAGGCATGGAATGAATTTAATCAGGAGATGGATGATGAGTAAAGATACAACCGTTAAGCTAGAACTAACACCGACAGATGCTAACGCCCTGATGGTGATGATTGAGGCTGACATGGAAGCAACATTCACATATGGTTGCATTGACCCGATTAATGAGTGGGAAGAGATACACCTGTATGCATACAAGCTATTAGCCTATCAAAAATACAAGACATGGTATCAGTCACCCTATCGGACATGGCATAAGGAGAATGCAGAATGATAACGATTAACCTACCACCGAAACAAATCAACGCTATACTGGTAGCACTTGACGCAGAGATTGAATGCCAGTTACATGGCAGACCTGTTGATTGGGAATCGTTCCCAGAGATTGCCGCAATGCTGATGGCTTACTATACAACACGTTGTAAATTTGAGGAGAATGCAGAATGATTATTATAACTATTATAACAGGGCTATTTATGTTCGATAATGCGCCCTACTTTGCAGACGTAAAGAGTAAGCAACAACAGGGCTACAACTTTAGCTATGTAGGTAAGCAGGATGTCAGAGAAGATGTGCCTAGCCTACCACTAGGTGATAAGATTTACTTTAGTATGGAGACAAGCAAATGACATATGAAATTACACACAAACAACGCCTTGAATTACTTGAGGCATATAACAATCTAAAGTCAGCAATATCAACACTAGGAGAGTGCCATAACCTGTGGCTGTCTGACGTACGCAACCTAGAGAAGCTAGAGTGTGACTTGCACCGCATCTTAAAGTTTGTACCAAAGAGGAACGAAGATGGACATAGTGTACACTATGCTGACTGGATACTAGATGGGGATGATGATGATGCTTAAACACATATGCAAACACTGCTTGAATACACAGTACATATCAGATAAGCTGAGACAGTTAGCATCACGCATGTACTGTTATGTCTGCGGTAATGCTATTGAGAAGCTAAAAGACAAGGATGCTGAGACACCTCAGTATCTGTCAGGAAAAGGAGATTGACCATGATAATTAGTATATTAGTAGTACATGCAGTATTTTTACTGTGGATGGTGTCCTAGTGGATATTATCTTAGGAGTAGTTATCTTTATTGTGTTGGCAGTGTTTACTTTGTGACACTACCGTGATATAAGATAAGAACAGTTACCGATTTTTGTGTTATTTAACACGTTTTTACATAGGAGGCTCAACATGCCATTAGATATGATAACAAATACAATCACAGCCGATGAGTTACTACCAGAGAACCTTAACTTTGGTATCTCATTTGAGACAACTAAGTTCAACAAGAAGAAGTATGTAATTAACGAGGCTACAGGTGAGTACCTTGGTGTCGTAGGTGCAGATTTTACGTGCGCTGACCACCGTACATTCTTTACGGACATCTATAACAATACAACTGAGAAGTTAGGTGCAGACCAGTGTGCAGATATGAAGATTAACTTCAGTACAGCGCATAACAATGCATGGGCGTTGATGGACATGACCCTGCCTAACGTCAAAGCTAAGATTACTACACCAAAGCACGAGACAGAGGTGGCACAGCGTATCATTGCACTACATGGTATTGATGGTACAGCCAGTAACACTGTATTCTACGGTGCTATCGACTTCTTCTGCACTAACGGTATGGTCAGAGGTGAACATGATAAGGTACGCCGCAAGAATAGTTCAGGGTTCAGCATGGACAACTTCATTCACAGTCTTGATAAGTCTAAGAAGGATTTCGATGAACAGTCTGAGCGTCTACAGTCATGGGCAGACAAAAGCCTAGAGGCCGTTAACGTGAAAGATAAGCTGGATACTATCCTGCAATCCGACACAAAAGCAGAGAAGATGTTTACCTTATACAACCAAGAGGTGAGTGTACGTGGACGCAATGTCTTCTCGCTGTATAGCGCATTTACTAACTATGCAACCTATGCGGATGAACGTAATGGTTTCACTATGCGTAACACTGGCTTTGATACAGAAGCTAAGACAATGTTCAGTCGTGAACACGAGGTGTCTAAGTGGATTGCAACACCTACGTTTAAGCAGTTAGTTGCGGCATAATGTCACTACATGAATTAGTAGATGATTACTATTCTTCCTATGATTACAGGAACTTACGTGATGAAACTAAAGTACAGTATAAGTATTTTATTGGCGTAATGTTAAACACAGAGGTGGACGGTGACAAGCTGTCCACACTCGACTATAAAAGTGTACCGACACGGGTAGCTAAATCTGCATACAACCAATGGTGTGAAAAGGGTATTCACATGGCTAATCACATTATGTCAGTTACACGCATATTATTTAATCATGGTGTGCGAGAAGAGTTGTGTCAGCTTAATCCTTTCGCTAACGTGCGTAGGAGAACCGTAGAGAGACGTAAGACTGTTTGGGGTAGGGAAGATGTACAGAAGCTACTGACGGTAGCCTACAGCGATTTCAACACCCGTAACATAGGTCTTATCGCTCACATGGCATATGAATGGTGCCAACGTCTGGGTGATATGCGGATGCTTACATGGGATAACATAGACTTTGATACACATACAGTACACATCGAACAGTCTAAGCGTCATGCAGATGTACACCTACCTATATCAGATGATTTGTTTGGTATGTTACAACAACAAGAGGCAGACTTTGGCTTTCAACCGTATGTTGCACCCCGCCCTAATTCATACAGGGGTGAATACATACCGTACTCATTACACAAGTTACCTCTGCATGGCAGAGAATTGATGAATGCTGCGGGATTACCTAAAGAGTTACGTTTGTCAGACCTAAGACGCACAGGTGTTACAGAAATGGTTGAGGCAGGTGTCGGAATGCCAGCAATAATGTCGGTTACAGGACATGCTTCACCTAACTCTGTTAAGCCTTATTTAAAAAATACTTTAAAAAGTGCAGAATTGGCCTTGACGACTAGACGAAATACATGATATAAGCATACAACTGCCGCAACGAAAGTGATACATATAAGTGTTATTATATATAATATTATATACATATAATAATACACTTACAGTGAGAGGAATACACATATGAGATTTAACCCTAATGATTATGACATACCTGTAGGACATACAAAGCGTATGAACTGCCCACTATGTAAATCTAAGAATACATTCTCTGTGACTAATAACATGGGCAGTCTCGTATGGAATTGCTATAAGGCTTCTTGTACAGAGAGTGGTGGCACTCGTGTCATGTTAACTGTAGAAGATATCAAGAAGAACTTTCGTGGGGGTACACAAGCAGTAGAAGAAGACTTTGTGCTACCTGAGTACATCATACCTCATCAAGGACACTCAGCGGTGCTTAAATGGGCATCTAGGTGGGGTTTAGATGCAGATGAACTAGACCTCATGTACGATGTCAAAGAAGATAGGGTGGTATTCCCTGTGATACATGATGGTGTTATGGTAGATGCTACGGGACGTTCACTAGGTAAGCTACTACCTAAATGGAAAAGGTATGGAAAAAATGGCTTGCCCTACATTCATGGTTATGGTAGGGTGGCAGTGTTAGTAGAGGATTGCGTTTCAGCCGCTGTTGTTGGTTCAGCGTCCTTTGTCGGGGTTGCGCTTTTGGGAACATCTCTCGCCCAATCGCACAAAAGTTTTGTCTCGCAATTCTCTACTGCCATCATTGCTTTAGACCCAGACGCACTACCTAAAGCATTGTCAATGGCAAAAGAACTGAGAGGGTATGTGTCAGATGTGAAAGTATTGAGGCTGACAGACGATTTAAAATACCGTAAGGAAATAGACTTAACCAACTTAACCAATATGATTTAGGAGAATACATATGGAATTATCATTAATACGAAGTTTGATGGACAAGGAGTTCTATACTGAACACCGTGGCGCACGTTGCCCTGACAGATTGTTCAGTGCTGATGTGCGTAAGATTAAGACAGCTATTGATACAGCTATGGATAGGTATGAGCGTAGCGTGACACCAGATGAGATTGAAGCATTGTTCTTATCTAATAATCCGACTATGACTACAGCGCAGAAGCAAGCCTACTCAGCATTGTTCAATACCATTAAGAAAGAAACACCTATGGGTAGTGACATCGCACAAGAGGTGCTGTCTAAACTATTCCAGCAAGTAGTGGGTGAAGACATTGCCAACTTAGGCTTTGACTATGTGAATGGTGACAAGACTAACCTTGAGCCTTTACGTAATATACTTGAACAGTACGGGGATGACTTCACACCTAATCTAAGTATTGAGTGGGATGACATCGACATGGAGACACTGCTTGAGCGTAATGACCTTGAGGCACGTTGGACATTCAACATTGCCAGCCTTACACGTAAGGTTGAGGGTGTTAATGCAGGTCACTTGATTGAGATTGGTGCCAGACCTAATACAGGTAAGACATCCTTCCATGCCTCTCTCATAGCGTCACCAAATGGCTTTGCTTCACAAGGTGCTAACTGCATCATCCTCTGTAATGAGGAAGGTTATCACCGTGTGGGTGCCAGATACCTGACAGCGGCTACTGGTATGACTATGCAGGAAGTTAAAGCTAACCCATCTAAGGCACGTGACTTGTATGCACCTGTTAAGGAACGTATCAAGATTAAAGATGCTACAGGCCGTGACATGGCATGGGTTGAGTCTGTGTGTAAGGCATACAAGCCTGATGTAGTACTACTGGACATGGGTGATAAGTTTGCCAAGGGTGGCTATGCTAGACAAGATGAGTCACTAAAGGCTAACGCAGTACACGCCAGACAGATTGCTAAACAGCATGAGTGTGCTGTGTTCTACATGTCTCAGCTATCAGCAGAGGCAGAGGGTAAGGTTCTACTGAACCAGTCTATGATGGAAGGCTCACGTACAGGTAAGGCGGCAGAAGCTGACCTCATGGTACTGATTGCTAAGAACCCTGTTGTCGATGGTGCAGAAGAAGAAGATACACAACGTCACTTGAACGTGGTGAAAAACAAATTGTCTGGATGGCATGGTGTTGTACACTGTGAACTAGACTACAAGACAGCGAGGTATACCGCATGAAGTTAGTTCTTGACGTAGAGAATACAACAGTTACAAGGAACGGTAAGCTACACCTTGACCCATTTGAGCCAGAGAACTCATTGACTATGGTGGGTATGCTAGATGACCAAGGTAATGAATGTCTACTTACGTTTGACCACAGTGAAGTTGAGGCAGACAAAGACGGACACACTACAGTGCAGGAGTGGTTAGACAGGACTACTGTGCTAATATGCCATAACACATCTCACGACTTGATGTGGCTATGGGAATCAGGCTTTACATATGATGGCCCTGTCTTTGACACTATGCTGGCAGAGTATGTATTGCAGCGTGGTGTTAAGGAACCACTATCTCTTGAGGCTTGTGCTGAACGGTATGAGTTAGACACTAAGAAGCAGGACACACTGAAGGAGTATTTCAAGAAGGGCTATACCACTCGTGAGATACCACACGCTGAGTTATCTGAGTATCTTAGTGCTGACCTACATGCTACACAGCAACTAACTGATAAACTGATAATACGTCTAAATACACAAGAGAGTGCATCACTTATGAATACTGTTGTTCTAACTAATGAAGTAGCAGTATGTCTGGCACGTATCTACCAGCGTGGGTTTGCTGTTGATATATCTAAGTTAGATGAAGTGCGTAGTGAGTTTGAGAATGAGCGTGATGTCCTTGTGAAGGAACTGCAGTCACAAGTACGTAAGGTAATGGGTGATACCCCTATCAATCTCAACAGCCCTGAACAGTTGTCATGGGTTATCTATGGTCGTAAGGTTACGGATAAGCCTGAATGGTCAAGTAAGATTGACCCTTATATGAATGATGGTGAGTTTAGAAGTATGATGCTACAGGGTACAGAAAGGCTATATCGCACCAAAGCAAAGCAGTGTACGGATTGTAGTGGCACTGGTTATATACGTAAGACTAAGATTAATGGGGAACCATTTGCTAAACCAAGTAGATGTAATGTTTGTCACACAGCAGGGTATTTGTTTATACCAACAGATACATTGGCTGGGTTCAAGTTCAAGCCACCGTCTGCTAAGTGGTTGAGTGCAAATGGTTTTTCTACAAGCAAGGGCAACCTTGAACTACTTGAAGGTGCGGCTAAGTCTAAGGGTATGGACGATGCTGTAACTTTCTTATCTAAGGTTAGGCGACTTAATGCTGTTGATGTGTACCTCTCATCTTTCGTGGAAGGCATACGCAACTTCACTAAGCAGGATGGCAAGTTACATGTGCAACTACTACAACACCGCACTGCAACTGGTCGCTTCTCAGGTGCTAATCCTAACATGCAGAACATGCCTCGTGGCGGCACGTTTCCTGTAAAGAAAGTATTCGTGTCACGATGGGATGGTGGTAAGGTTCTTGAGGCTGACATGGCACAGCTAGAGTTTCGTACTGCCGCATTTTTATCACAAGATGGAGTTGCAATTGAAGAAGTATCTACTGGGTTTGATGTACACTCATACACCGCTAAAGTTATTACCGATGCTGGTCAGCCTACGAGTAGACAGGATGCGAAGGCGCACACTTTTGCCCCGCTTTATGGGGCGACAGGGTACGGAAGAACACCTGCAGAAGCGGCGTACTACCAACACTTTACAGACAAGTACAANGGAGTCGCAGCTTGGCATTCCAGACTGGCTAAAGAAGCTATAGAGACACACAAGATTACAACACCTAGTGGGCGTGAGTTCTCATTCCCTGACGTTGTTCGTAAAGCTAGTGGTCGTGTGTCTTTCTTTACTCAGATAAAGAATTACCCTGTGCAATCATTCGCTACAGCAGACATCGTACCTATTGCATTGTTGCATGTAGATAGCTTGCTAAAGGGTATGCAGTCGTGTATAGTAAATTCTGTTCACGACAGTATCGTTATTGATGTACATCCTGATGAAGAAGTACAGGTTATCAAAGTCATAGACGATACTAATAAAGTGCTAAATGAATTAATCACGTTACGCTGGGGTATAGACTTTAATGTACCCCTATTATTAGAGTCAAAAATAGGTGATAATTGGCTTGACACAAAGGACGTAGCGTGATATAACTACCAACCATTCGACAAATAATGAAGGAGTTCAAACATGACAGACTTAACTACTATGGATACCAATAACTATGCTGCAATGGCTAAACTTATGGGTGTCGCTAATGAAAAGCCCTCATCAGGGGGCAACAGTTTGGCACGATTACGTATTAGCCATGCACCTATTATGGGTTCAGCAGAGGTGAACGGTAAGAAGGTCAATGTAGAAGTTGTAGAAGGTGGCGCATACAAACTGGAAATACCAGATGGCCCTACTTATTACGCTTCATCCATCCAAGTTAGAACCTTTATGCAACGCTTCATGTATAAGCGTTATGTACAGGGTGCTAATGGTGCACCTAATCGGTTCATTAAATCACTAATGACTGATGATGCTAAGATGGAATATGACTTGAAAGATAATGATGGTGGCTTCAACTGTGGTAAACCCGCTGGCTACATCAAAGACTTCAAGGCATTACCAGAGAAGACACAAGCACTGCTTAAAGCTATTAAGCGTGTACGTGCTATCTTCGGTGAAGTCACGATGATTAACCCAACTAATGAAAAAGGTGAGTCAGTAGATGTACCGACTACATCATTCATCTGGGAAGTTGATAATCGTGATGCATACAAAGAGATGGGTACATGCTACGCTACGTTAGCTAAGATGCAACGCTTACCTACTCAGCACATGGTTACACTTACAAGTGATGAGCGTAAGATACCTACAGGTGCTTCTTACTTTGTTCCTGTGTCTTCGGTTAACTTAGCTGAGTCACTAGACATGACTAAGGATGACCAGTCTCTGTTCTCTGACTTTGTGTCTTGGGTTGATAACTACAACAACTACGTTCTTAAATCATGGACGGATAAAGCAGTAGATAAGATGGATGATGATGACGTTGACGTAATAGATGACATCGTTGACATCGAAATTGAAGANGAGGTAGCATAATGAATCACCCTGCTGAACTGGCGTTGCATCAATACATGACGGATGCAGTTAACGGTAAGTCTACGATGGCTGAAGATACTATTAATCAAGTAGCTTTAGATGTTGCAGATGCACTGTCACGCCAGTTCGGTAAGGGGAAATCAAGAGATGCCTTCCGGTTACGTATGTCAAATCTTGGTCGGCCTACTTGCCAGCTATGGTATGACAAGAACAAGCCGGAAGTCGCTCTTCCCTTACCGACTACTTTTATGATGAACATGATGCTTGGCGATATCGTTGAGGCAGTGTTTAAAGGTTTGATGAAAGAGGCAGGAGTAAACTATGAAGATGGTGAACACGTTACTTTGGAACTGGATGATGGCACATCCATTAATGGAACATACGATATTGTTGTTGACGGTGCTGTTGACGATGTTAAGTCAGCATCTAACTGGTCTTACACAAATAAGTTTGAGTCCTATGATACACTAGCTAAAGGCGACAGCTTTGGTTATGTATCTCAGCTTGCTGGTTATGCGAAAGCATCAGGCAAGAAAGTAGGTGGCTGGTGGGTAGTGAACAAGGCTAATGGTGCGTTCAAGTATGTACCTGCAAACAACCTTGACTTAGATACTGAGATAGCTAAGATACAGAAGACAGTAGAAACAGTAGATAACAATAAGTTTGAACGCTGTTTTGAGCCTGTACCTGAAACCTTTAGAGGTAAAGAGACAGGAAACAAAGTACTGAATAATGGCTGTAAGTTCTGTGCATACAGATTTGATTGTTGGGATAATCTTACTGAACAACCTGCTGTAATGTCTAAGGCTAAAGTACCGCCTGTTACTGCATATATCGGAGAAGTAATTGAACCATAAGGCAACAAGAGCCGCTAAGAAGTATGGGTATCGTAGCGGGTTAGAACACAAACTCTCTGTCTATCTTGATGAGCGTAAGATAAATTACGAATATGAGACGATAAAGATTGAATGGGAAGACCTAGCATACCGTACCTATACTCCTGACTTTGTGTTAGATAATGGTATTATTATTGAGACAAAGGGGCGGTTCATGGCAGCAGACAGGCGCAAGCATCTGGCTATCAAAAAGCAACATCCTAATCTCGACATCCGCTTTGTATTCACAAACAGTAGGGCTAAGTTAAGTAAGGGTGCCAAGTCTACATATGCAGAATGGTGTATTAAACATGACTTTAGGTATTATGACCGCATCATTCCAGAGGACTGGCTTAAAGAAAAAGGCAAGAATAAACACAGTAAGTTTATTAAGTTCTCTGAAACAAAAGTAAAAAGGAGTTAAGTATGGATATTAAACAGATGCTAGAACATGTACAAGAGGAAGACTTTATTATACGAGTTCGTCCATCAGCTAATAAAGACGGTGAATGGAATGGTGAAATAGATTTATCTATTATGGCTATGCCTGATAACCCATTAACAGACGATGATTACTGGCAGATAATGCACTTTTGTAAAATGCTATGTGCTACTGTTCCTGTCATGGAAGAAGTAGAAGAAATGCGTGATTTAGTAAATAATTATGTTGTAGATGTTATTGACAACGACTTGGATATTGAGGTACAACTAGAGGATGATACCAAAGATGTTCAGAAGACTTACGATGGCAACATTGTTCGTCTTGACTTTAACACTAAAACAGGAGGGTCAGCGTAATGGACCATATAGGACATGAAGAATTTATGAGACAGATGGCTAAACAACAAGAGGATGCCTTTCAGAAGTCTGCCAAAGAAGTATATGGTGATGTTGATATGGTAAACAAACCACCTCACTACAATCAGGCTGGTGTAGAATGCATTGACGCATTACGTGCCGCATTGGGTGAGGGCTTTGAGTATTACTTACAAGGTAACGTAATGAAATACTTATGGCGATACCGTTACAAGAATGGTACACAAGACTTAGAGAAAGCTATGTGGTATCTTGATGCCTTAACAACGGAAGTAGAGGGGTTATATAATGATTAGAGTTAAAGTCTTTCTGACTATATCAGTTGACCCAGAAGAATATCCCGTACCTGCAGATGGTCAGGTCGGGGCAGAAATCGAAGAAGCCATAGAGGAATACTTCTATGACATTGACGGTGCTAATATCAAATCAATTAAAACAATAACGGAGTGACACAGACATGCTAAGTAATCATTTACCAACAGACTACCAGAACTTCATAGCGTTATCACGTTATGCAAGATGGAAAGAAGACGAACAAAGACGTGAGACATGGGGTGAGACAGTTTCACGATACTTTGATTACATGACTACACACCTCAAGAAAAACCATAGCTACAAGCTAGAAACTAAGTTACGTAACGAACTAGAGGAAGCAGTACTGAACCAAGACATCATGCCTAGCATGAGAGCCTTGATGACATCTGGCCCTGCACTAGACCGTTGCCATGTAGGTGCATTCAACTGTTCCTATCTAGCAGTAGATACACCACGTGCATTTGATGAGACTATGTACATCCTAATGTGTGGCACTGGCGT